CTAATTGATGATACTGCTGACATCACACCAACAAAGATGAGAGCCATTGCAAAGAAAGTAAAAAGAGATTATGGCGGTATTTGTTTAATCGGGATTGACTTTGTTCAAATCATTAAGACAAAAGAAAAAACTCAAAACAGAGATAATGAGATAAGCAACATCACCAGGGATATTAAAATACTTGCTAAAGAAATGGACTGCCCAATTATTACACTATCTCAGTTAAGTAGAGAGTGCGAAAAGAGAGCAGATAAAAGACCTATGCTAAGTGATTTAAGGGATTCAGGTACAATCGAGCAGAATAGCGATGTAGTAATGTTTATCCATAGACCCGAATACTACGGTATTCAAACATTTGAAGATGGCGAAAGTGCAATAGACATGGCTGAAATAATTGTAGCAAAAAATAGAGGTGGTAGTGTTGGAACTATTAGACTTGGATTTGAAGGAAAGTACACAAGGTTTAAAAACTTAGGCTACCAACAACCAATTTACGACACTAATCCAAACAGAAACATAGAACCAAATAGAGATGATGACCAATTTTAATATAAATAAACAAGCAAAAATGCTCATTGCCACCTCAGAAGTATGCGGATTTAACCCATCGAGCTTTGAAGATTATGTAAAAGAATTAGAACAAGATTGTAAATTAAGCCTTGTAACGCACAAAAAAGATGCTACCTATACCAATGTATCAAATGTAATAAACAATGCAACAGAGTGGGTTAAATCATATAAAAACAATAAGGTAAGGCGAGTTAAGTCAGCAGATGAAATACTTAATCGAATAAATGAGATTGAAAAGGGACAAATTAACAAAAGTAAATTTAGATATTAATGACTCCAATAAATTACAACTCTACTATTTGTCAGAAGTGCAATGACAAAGTAGCAATCAAACCTCAATCGCATTGTAAATGTGGGTTTACAACTGTCTATCTTGATGGCTTTTGGGTGATTACTAAGTCAGGGTTGAGCTACACACATCAACCTTACGCAATACCAACAACTTTAAAAACAAATTTAAAATGAAAAATAAAATACTAACCGCAGTTATATGCTGCGATTTTAAAAACTACTCACTAGATGAGTGCTTAGAATCAATTAAAAAAGCAGGGTTTGATGATGTGCTTTTGAATTATGAGTCATCTGATAATGAACTGCCAAATAACAAAAAACTTTTATTAATGCTGCCCGAAAATTTACAAGTTTGGCAAATTTCTGAATTTGGAGAATCAGACCGACAATTTGACCAAGACCAGGGATACAGACTTCCAAGAATAGTCACTGCTAGAAATATGTGCATTGACTTTGCAATCAAACATGATTATGATTGGTTATTTTTCGTGGATAGTGATGTGTTAATCCCTACTAATACTATGGAATTACTATTTGAAAATAACAATTACAAACTCAAATCGGGTTTAGTCCATGGTAGAGGCTCACATCAAGGGGCTGAATATGTGTTTAATAGACTTGGAGTTGAAGGAGATTGGACTAAATGCGAGTATTCGACTTGTGGATTTACTGCAATACATCGAGATATTTTTAGAAGAGTTAGGTTTAAATGGGGCGAACCATTTGAAGGCGGGGCGTTATGTAGCGAAGACCCATTATATGGAGCTGATGTAAGACATTTATATGGTATTAATTGGATGGTAAATAATAAATTGCAAGCTCAACACATTGACAATCCAAGTCAACCACTAACTAACGACCAAGCAAGCCAATACTAACATGATAGCATCAATAATATACAACACACCTGAATTGGTGAAACCATTAAGAGAGCAATACTCAGATATCTATTTGATAGATGGGGGGAGTGATACTAAAATATTCGGATGCCATTGGCGAATAACCAATAATGAATATTGGGTAGGCAATTGGGATAGGATGTTAAAAGACTTCAATCGTATCGGCATCAAATATGTTTGGATGGTCAACTCAGATATATCAAGTGGAGTAGATGTATGTTATTACGAGGCTGCAAAAAGACAGATGAAAGAAAAAGATTTATTTATGTTGACTCCATCATTTAATAGCCCACATGAAGTGTTTAATAAAAAAGATATTTTAGGAGCTGATACTAATTGGATTGATATGTGCTGCCCAATTATAGATGTAGAAAAATACATTGAATTAGGCGGTTTTGACTTACAATTTAAAGGTTACTTTGCTGACATAGACCTATGCAAAAGAGCAAGGGATAAAGGATTTAAAATGGCTATTGATTACTCACACTACTGCGAGCATATTGGAGGGTACACAGTAAACAAAGAAGCAAAACACGAGCAGTCAAATATGGCTGATGCTGAAGTGCTATGTCAAAAATGGGGAGTTAAACATTATACAGAATTAATATGAGCAAATTAGTAATCATAGTGCCTGTATCAAGGCCTGAATTTGTGCCTATAATTGAAGCATATCATCATAATTTATGGCAAAGGATATGTAATGAAACAAAGCAACATATTGAACTTGTCATTGAGTCTAGCTATGGCTTACCTCCTAGCGGTGCAAATGTTAGGCAAGATTATTTAGAAAAGTATCGAGGTAAAAATGTTTATTTACATTGGCTTGATGATGACAACTTGATAAGCCCCGATGTTTTAGAATTTATTCATAGACGAATATTTAAAGCTGACACACCTGAGATATTTATGTTTGGTCAAATATGGTGGGCGAATGGGCCTAAAAGATTAAAAGCTACACCTGATAACTGCATACCTTGTCAATGCGATATTGCTCAACTATTTGTTCATGCGAGTCTTTTAGATGGCATTAATTGGGGCAATAGATATGAGAATGATGGGGATTTAATCAAGGAACTATACCAAAAGCACTCAGATAAATTCAACTTTCACAACAACATTGATGTGTGGTATAACGCACTCAGACCAAATAAAGGACTTTACAACGGACAAATTAAATTAATAGCATGACAAAATTAAAAATACTAGCAGTCTGTGCAATGCCAAATGACCCTACCTCATGGTATAGAGCCTGGGGAGTTTATGGAGATATAATGAAGCGGTCAGACATTGAGTTTGATTGCTACGAAGATTTAGTAAAAGTATCTTGGAAGCATTTAATTAAATACGATTTAGTGATATTTCAAAGAGCATTAGGTAATGCAGTTCAGTTAGCTGAATATGTCACTCAATTAGGAATCCCTTATGTGTATGATTTAGATGATAATTTTTGGGAGATACCAAGCCACTCAGCAATTAAATCAACTTACAATCCTAAGATACTTGGTACAATGGAAAAGATGATGAAGGGTGCAACCGCTATAACTGTATCAACTCAAGCACTAGGTAACTACATTGAGAACAAACTTGGTATTAAATGCAACGTAATCAACAATGGTATTGATTTAAACAAGTACAAGATTCAACCATACAATCAGTCCGGCAAAACAATTTGGCGAGGTTCATCAACTCACATAGATGATGTCAGGCAGTTTGCATTTTTTTATGAATCAGTAGCAAAACAAGTTGAGAAAATAGAATTTTGGGGTCATGATTGCGTTCAAGGCTCACCAAAATTGGATATAAAAAATAGTAAGTTTTTTGCTGGAGAAGATTTAGTTAGATACTTTAGACTACTTCAGACTTCAAACATATCACATATCCTTTGCACCTTAGTAGATGATGAGTTCAACAGAGCCAAATCAAACATAGCATGGATTGAAGCAACATTAGCAGGTGGAGTGTGTGTTGGTAATGGAGTTGGGGAGTTTAATGCAGTTCAAGTACCTTTAAATATATTTGAGCCTACAAATGATTACTCAATACATTATGAAGTAAGCAAAGAGTTTATACATGAAAGGTACAATCTAACCGACTTAAACAACATGAGAATTGAACTTTACAAAAAAGTAGTTGGTAAATAATGGTTAAGGTAATAGAAATAAAAGAGTATGATAGCTATGCAATAGATGTAATTGCAGGTAGAGAGCCAGCTTGTAATTGGGTAGTTCTTGCTTGTAAACGATACTTGAACGACAAGCAAAGGAAGGATTTAAAGTTTGATGAGTCAAAGGTTGATTTAGTTATTAACTTCATCCAACTATTAAAGCAATCTAAAGGGGAGTTTGGTGGTCAAAAATTAATACTTCAAAGGTGGCAAAAGTTTATCATTGCTAACATATTTGGATTCTATAAGACCAATGAAGCAGGTAAGCTAGTCAGGAGGTTTAAAAAAGTTTACATTGAGATACCAAGAAAAAATGGTAAGACCACAATGGCAGCAGCATTAGCTCTTTATATGTACATAATGGATAGAGAAGAAGGACCAGAGGTGTACTTTGCTGCAACTAAAAAAGACCAAGCCCGACTATGTTATGATGAGGCAGCATCAATGATTAGATTTAATACTGAACTATCAAGCCACCTAACAATTCAACGTTCATCTAATAGAGTTTTATTTGCCAATGGTAAGTTTGGTTTTATGACTCCACTATCTGCCGACTCAGACAAGATGAGTGGACTCAATCCACATTGTGCAATATGTGATGAGGTGCATGAGATGTCAAATAGTGGTATAATTGATTTGCTTACTACTGCAATTGGAGCTAGAAGGAATCCATTAATATTTGAGATAACCACCGCAGGTAAAAGACTTGATTCAATCTGCTATGAACATTCAAAAATGACTGAGGAAATACTGCAAGGTATTAAAGAAGATGATGGTTGGATGGGTATTAAATATAGTATTGATGAGGGAGATGATTGGACTTTACCTGCAACCTGGCGAAAGGCTAATCCTAATCTTGGAGTATCTAAAAAATGGGATTATATGTACTCGGAATATCAAGAGGCAACCAACAGAGCAAGCAAGGTAAATGTATTTAAACAACTTGACTTAAACGTATGGACTTTTGGCGGCAAAGGGTGGATAACAGATGAGCAATGGATGGACTGCGAAGATAGAATGAGTGATGAAGATTTGAAAGACTTGCCAATGTGGGCAGGATTAGACTTGGCAGAGACTAGAGACTTCTCAGCTCTATCAATGGTGTTTAAATTACCCGATGGCAACTTTTATTTAAAGGTTAAGATGTGGTGTCCTGAAGATAATGCAGTTGAACTTGCTAAACAAAGCCAACCATTTATATTGAATTGGGCAAATGATGGATGGATAGACTTCACTGATGGCAATGTTACCCACTTTGATAAGATTGAAGAAGATATAATCAAAGAGTTAAAGAAGTTTAAATGTCAAGCCCTAGCATTTGACAGAAGATATGCAGGTACAATGCCAAATCATTTGAATGAGCAAGGCATTAACGCAACTGCTTACGCACAAACCGCATCCATGATGTCACAACCGATTAAGGAAATTGAGAGGCTTGTAATATCCAAAAAGATTAGGCACGATGGCAGCCCATCAATGAGGTGGATGATGTCAAATGCCAAGGTAAAAGAGAACCAAGGGGATGAGGTAAAGATAGTGAGAGGTAAAGAAGGAGGTAAGATAGATGCAGTTATATCATCAATCATGGCAGTAGGCGAGATGATGAGTGATGAGTTAAAAGACTATACAAAAAAATCAATTTACAATAACAGAGATATAAGATTTATATAATGGGAAAAGGAAGATACAAATTGCCGCTTGAAACAAAGCAAAACAAAGGCACACTAAGACAAAGCCGAGATGCTGATAAAGGATTTGATGCACCTGAATTAGATGCTACTAAATCAATATCCACTATGACAGAAAGAGAACAGAAGTGGTTTGATTCTATGTATTGGATATTAGAGCCAACAGGAGTTCTAAAAGAGTCAGACTTATACTCACTTGAGATACTTGCTAAGTCTAGGGCCACAATGGAGATGTGCGATGAGCATATAAGGGTAAACGGATTGACTATAACAGTAGAAACTAGAGATGGAATTTCAGAAAAGAAAAGTCCATATCATCAAATCTATATGGATGCTTATAATATTTTCAATCAAATGGCGGCTAAGTTTGGAATGAATCCAAGTGACAGAGGCAGAATAGCTAGTCCTAAATCGCAAGATGAAGATGAAAGCGACTTGAGTAAATTATTAAGAGAAAGAAACGAATAAACCTATGATAAAAACCATCACAAATCAAAAGCCTTACAAGTCAGAAGTATTAAAGTTTAAAAATAATCTTGAAACTTTTGCCAGTGTAATTCGAGAATACAAGAGTGAGCATAGTTGCACTATAATTGATGCCTATAACTTTGCCGAAAATCAACATGAAAGGTTATTTGGTAGTAGGAAATTTGCAAGTTACAACTCATTTAAAACTTCAGCAGCCGCAAATCACAATATAAAATTATAAAAAAAGAGCCCTTAATTTCTTAAAGACTCCCACAAATTTAGAATTTTAATAATAAACTACTACAAATCAGAGTACAATTATATGGTGGTTTAAATTATTAAAATACTAATACAATATTGTTGTATAATCTTACATCATTTTAACATATTAATATTGGTGCGTGGAAATTCGCATCGGTAAATACTCTTTTAATTTTGGCAAAGCACACGAGGAAAGGGCATCGACTAAGATGCCACTTAACTCTATCGGCCAACCGACTAATATTTTTTCATCAATTTCTGATGCTGGTAATACTGTTACTCAGCAAACCGCACTAAGATTATCAGCAGTTTATGCCACAGTTAGAAACATCTCAGAGGATGTAGCCAAGTTACCAATCGGAGTATTTAAACAAGACCCCGATGGAGATAAGCATGAGTTAACTATTGAAGAATCTAAGGTAGCATATTTGTTAAAGGTAAGACCTATGAGAGGGTTGATACCTTTTGATTTGATAAGCTCACTACTTAGTCAAGCAATATTAAAGGGTAACGCATACGCATATATTATTAGAGATGAATATTACCAACCTGCAGGCCTTAAATTAGTAGCCCCTGAGTCTGTGACTATATGGGTAAGTCAAGATGATACTATTACTTATCAAGTATTAGGTAATAATTTTTTAGGTTATTGGATGGAGGAAGGGTTTTACTCTTCTGATGACATCATTCATTTGAAAGGAATAAGTCTTGATTCGATTGCAGGCATTCCATTATTGGTTTACCTATCAAATGTATATGGAGGTGCAATGGCATCACAAGACTTTGCAAATTCATTCTATAAAAATGGTACTAATTTAGGAGGTACATTAACTGTTGAAGGTACACTTGATGAGCCTGCATATAAGAGGTTATCAGATTCTATTCGTAATTGGGCAGGTGCTAGAAACTCAGGGCATAC